GGCACACTGTGTACCTGTACGCAGGATCATCTAATGAAGCGCCTTGTGACGAATTGATTACATGCATTACAGAAGAACAACGTCTAGAGGCTGTGGGTAATAATCACTACTCAGCGGCTTCTTTTGACTGGAACCTTTTCCATTGGCAGACCTTCAATGGCAATGCTATTAGAGAAATTGGCAAACGCCTTGAACAACAGGACTTTATCTGCCTTATCGCAGGTTACGCGTCAAAACCAATTGCTGATGCATTCCCGCAAGCGATTAGCGTAGAGTTTGGTATCGGGTACGGCGGGTCGTTTGCGGACTACAAAGTATTTGAGTCGTACGCATGGATGCACTCCTGCTACGGTTCCAAGGTGACCGACCCCCACGCGCTTGACGGCAAGTTCTTTGACACCGTAATCCCAAGTTACATTGACGTTAAAGACTTTCCGCTACAGGAAACACCAGACGATTACTATTTGTACATTGGTCGTCTGATTGATCGTAAGGGTTACCAGATCGCCGTTGATGTTTGTCAGTTACTCGGTAAGCGCCTAATCATCGCCGGGCAGGGCATACCACCGGCTTACGGTGAGTACGTTGGCGTAGTGGGGACAGAGGAACGCGCTAAGCTAATGGGCGGCGCAATCGCAACGTTCACACCTACGCTCTACGTAGAGCCTTTTGGCACTGTTGCTATTGAGGCTATGGCATGTGGCTCCCCAGTTATCTCTACCGACTGGGGTGCATTCACGGAGACAGTTATTGACGGCGTAACAGGGTTTAGATGCCACACTTTGCAAGAGTTTGTTGAGGCTGCAGTAAACGCCGAAGCCCTTGACAGGGCCGCAATCAGCAAGTACTCAAAAGACCGCTACGGCTTAGACACCGTTGGGCTGATGTACGAAAAATACTTCAATCGTCTGTTGACCCTGTGGGGTAGTGGTTTCTACCAGCTCAATGAGTTGCGTGCTTAGCCGCACCGTTCTTAAATCACACTATGTATAATACTTAAACAGACTAAGGAGATAAAGATGAACGTAGACGCACAGCATGTTCTTGACGACGTACTTGAGCAAAATAAGCAAATAACTTTGCAATTAGCAATTTCGCGAGTAATGATCAAAGAATTGCAAAAGCAAATCGACGAACTAACGCAAGCAGTTAAGTTTCAGTCGACGGAGGACTAGGCTTTTTAGGTTTGGCTTTGGCTTTGGCCTTAGGCTTTGCAGTCTTGGCTTTTGCCTTGCGACTTGCTTGATACGCATTGACGGCATTGGCGCTTGTTCTACTTTTCCAAGTAAACTCACATATGCCGCAGCGCACGAGCTTTATTGTTTTCCATCGGCCGTTGTCTGGCGCATCTGCAACCAGCACCTCAAGCTTGCTCGGCCGAGCACCACAATGTGGACAATTAGGAAACCGCTGTCTTCTTACTTCTTGCCCGGTGTGTGAGACAGAAAGCGCTCGCCGAATTTCAGCTTCTTCTTTTCCTCCCCACACGCCATGAATTTGTTTGTTGTCAAGCGCGTACTTAAGGCACTCGCGGCGCACATCGCAGCTGAAGCATAGATTGCGCGCGGCATACTTTTCTTCCGGCTTACTTGAAAAAAAGAATTTAGAAATCTTTTTATTTTCAGGCTTGGCGCACTCAGCGCTATCCTGCCAATTGACGTCATTGAGGCTATTCTTTGTCATAGCGCAACGATTGTAATTTTCTTGACGTCTTCTACGGTGTCTCCACTGCGCGTCTCGCCATATTCATCGCATACGGTAAGCTCTCTACTTCCGTCAACTTCTCCGGCGTACAAGAAGTACGACTGAGCACTTTCAACAAGCTTAAAGCCGTCGCCAAGGGACACTGCAGAACCGTCACGCTGTAGAGCTGAAGCAAGAGCTCTACGAACTACTTCGTGCTCCATATCTACGTGCTCTTCTGTAAAGAAAAACAGCTCAGCGCATGAACTATGTTCATGGTCTTCTCCGGTCCACTCTGACCAGAGGCATTCACCGATACGCGAATCTTTCATTTCACGTTTATTGTATCTTACTTTCTAGTGAATCCTAGTTACTTCTAGAGGCTTTGTGCGTATATTATTGGAAATCACTATTGAAGAGCTTCTAGAGTTCTCTAAGGCCTTCTAAAGTTAATCTACAAAGCCATCTTGATGTGGCCACGCGTATACGTAGGTCTCTGGTGCTACGCCAAGATCTTCAGCCCAGCCGAACTTTTTGTACCAGTCATAGTTCTTGCAGAGAAGCGAAGTTCTATGCGTTGAGCACAGTTTTTCGTAGTACTCACGGTTTTCCATCCAGTTCGGCAGTTTTAATTCGCTCGAGATGCGGCCAAGACCTACTGCCGTGTCGTATGTACGCGCTGTCTTGTCATACAATGTCGACTTATAGCCTCGCGAACGCCATTCAAAATACGTTGCGTTGATGTACTGAACTAGAAGCGTCTCATGACCACGCCACATTTTTACAACCGGGTGGCTAGACCAGCCTTTTGGCTTGCGGTCGTTGCCGTCGGGATCAAGTTCGCACATGTTCATAAGGCACTGCCATGCTTCAAGTGTTTGTTTGTGCAGTCGCTTATTGTCTAAGTGCTGGGCTGTAAGCTCAAATGACTCTGTATTTGTAAGAAATGATTGCATGTAACCGTCCTTGTGTCGTTTTGTACATTATACCACGTCACCAAAGAATTATTTAGCAGTTTTTGCAGAGTACAAAGTTTTCTTCACAAAATGGCGGCTAAACCCTTTATCTGTGTCAAGTAAATACTCTCTATCGCCGATTAGCTCGCCTTGTGGGCCGTTTGGCTCACCATCCAGTGCTGCAGCGGCCGCAGCGCCGATCCATGTCGCGGCCTGTACGGCAACCGCCTTCCCCCAAGTCGCACCAAGCGCGGCGTACGTCTTCGCGCCGGAGATTTGCCAGTCGTCTGGCAGTCCTTGGATTCGTGCAGACTCGCGGTGAGTAATTCTTCGCGGCAACGTTGGGTGAATCGTATGGTCAAGAGCTCCACCTGTAAGAACGTGGCAGTACGAATCTCCATCCCAGCGACACGGAAGTGAGTAGCCCATCTTGTAGTCGCGGCTGCGGATTTTTTCCTCGTATGGAAGCCACGCCTGCGGAAATACGTTTCCGTTTTTTTCAACTGCGGCACGAAGAGCTCTGTCAATTGCAAGCATAGGCGTCCAGCCTTCGTTCCCAAGAATATCAAAGATGCCGTCGATTCGACGAGTTTCAGTGTTTTGCTTATTCATGTGACCATCGACAATGCCGCTCTGGGCCAGCAAAGGCTTAGCGTACTTCGATGCCTCACGCGTGTACCGCTGCGGTTCCCACATAATTTCAAGGTCTTGCAAGTCGCCAATGACGTCTAAGAGTGTCGGTGTTTCTTTTGGCTGCTCAACGTGAGCGCCGAACTTCATGCCTTCTTCGACGGCTACCCAGAAGTAGCGCTGCCGATATGAGAATCCACCAAGCTGCAGGTTGTTGTGCTTGACATGGTACAAATCGTATTTTTTACCGGACAGTTCCTCGACCATGTCGCGGTACTGCACCATGACTTCTCTACCTTGTGTGTACGCCTGCTGCACACATTCAAAGATAATCATCTTTGGCTTTATTCGCGCGGCGTATCTCATAAACGCGCGCGTGTGCTCGTGCGCAGCGGCGTCTGGCCCACGGTTTACCGCTCCAGACCAGACTGACCATCCAGAGCATGGTGGGCAGCCAAGGACAACGTCAACGTCTGCAGTAGGCCATTCATTCGAATCTTCTGAGAAGAAAGAACTCCACTGATCGCCTAGGTGCTTGCGATTCAGCTCAGCAACCGGGTTTCCGAAGTTAAGTGTCCCAGTGCGCAGCTGCATTTCCATGCCAGACTTAATAAATCCAAGGCTCATAAAGCCAGCAAGGCCATTGCAGTCAATAAATGTGTGATCGGCCATAAGTAAACCCTAACACGCTACGCCAATTATTTGGTTCGCAGATAGGTCTGTCTATAAGTTTTTGCCGACTTCGTATCCGCATCCAGCGTATCCAGCGATGTCAATCCACGTGTCTGGTTGAAATCCTGACTTAGACGCGTACCTAGCGACCTTAACAGCGACCATTGCCATCGCAACGTCTTCAGTTGTCACTGGAACACCAAAGATAATCGACCAGATTTTCGCAATCCTGCCAAAGTTGTCCTCTGGTCCTCCGTACTGCACATCTCGCTCGCCGGCTATGATTCGACCTGCCTCTGACAGGCACTCATGTCTTGGAAGAACTTTTTCTTTCTTGTCCACTATTTTTCAATCTTCACTCGTGCAAACACCGTTGCTCTATATGCGCTGGGTACTTCTGCACCGATGCTGTTTGGGACCATTGAAAATTCAGTGTCACTTGGAAGCTTAGAATTTTCACCTTTTAGTTCTCTCCACACTGACTCGGCGTTTTCGACTACTTCGTCAATGGTTGCGCCGTGGACTTCAAACTCGACTAACACTCTCATTGCTGCGCCTTTCTTTCTAGCTTATATGATGGGTGGTGCACTTTTTTCAGCGGAGGATGCCGGTCATCGATCGTCTCAACAACAACGTCCCCATTTTCAAAGCCGATGACTCTGCAAAGACGTCCATTGTGGAGTCTTCCGACGTCATACGAGCGATACGCCGCGCGACTTACGCGCACCTCGTCGCCAAGTTTTAGTTCCCCTGGATTTACTTCTTCCCAGACAGCCATTATTTGCTCGGACATTCAGTGTCGGTGCAAGACGAAACATCGTAGTCATCCAAAGCGCGGAAGCACGAGACACACTTTACACCTGGATCCAAAACTTTGTATCCATTCTTTTGCCGATCTGCGTTCTTTTGCATCTTCAAAAGGTACTCGGCATCGAGCTCGTCATCAGTTGCACCGGCGGCGCACAATATGTTTGCGACAAAATGAAGAACATCGACGCATTCTTTTACGATCTCTTTGCGATCGGCGTACGGTTCGTCGTGCTGCCAAGGCTTCCATGAAATTGCCTTACGAACTTCTGCAAGCTCGTCATCAATCGCCAGCATGTTCCAGCGAATAAACTCAATCAGAGCATTAAGATCCTCAGGTGCGTCACTGTGCAGCTTGCTGTAGTCAGCGCCATACACATCTGTCTGCAATTGTTTGGTCTTCTGAAGCCACTTGTTGAAAAGTACATTCATACTAGTTAATCCCTATTTCCTTTTTTAGTTGTAGTTTTGTTTCTTCAATCATCGGTAGTCGCACTGCGTACTGCTCACGCTGCCAGACCGCTAGCTCGTGGCGGTCAATCATTGAGAGTTGCTCGATTCCAGCCGCAAGATGGTTCCAGGCGTTTCCAAGAACTTCGCTTGTCCGCCACTCAGTTGCAACCGGAGTTAGCGTGTTCATTGACTGGAAGAATCGCGGTGACCACCACAGAAGCTTATCATCACACGGGCCAACGAGCGTGCCTACAGCGTTTGAGATATTTGTCTGAGCGTCAGCGTCACTCCACATTCTGTGCTCTTTGACTGGACCAACAGGGTACATAAGACTGCTGCAGACGCTATTAGTCCACTTTGTTCCCACTGATTCTGCAACCCAGCGGTTTGCCCTTGTGGCATCTATTTTTACTGAGTTAGTCATATAGAACTTATCGATGCTTATTCCGCAAAAAGAATCGGTGGCCGATTCAGGAAGCCCGGTCGCGGTGAAGCGCGCAGGTGACCACGGAAAACTTGGGTACAACGTTGTCGGCCACTTTTGACTTAATAGAAACTCAGCGCCACTGATAACATTTTTTAGTACTTTTTTATTAGATGTTACCTGTAGATATTCTTTTCTTCTTGAGTACAGGCTTTTCGTCAATTTTTCATGATCACTGCACACTGACCGCAAACTTGCGTGGATTTTAGACGGCTCAGGTGCATCAACAAGAAGTGTAAGTTTGTCGCTATTTTTAAGTTCGTTGATCAAAGACAAGACACCGTATGGCTTGTTGGCGCTAAGACTTAGCACTGGTGCGATGCCAAGAATAACTGCGTCGTACTGGTTGATATCAATTGCGCTTTGGTGAACTGATACGTCTTTCCAGTCGACCTGGACGCCTTCACTTCTAAGGATGTCGACAAGCGCACTCGAAAAGGACAGCGTTCGCTTGCTTAGGTTTTCAGATGTCTGAGAAGCTGTCATTCCAGATATAAGTACTTTTTTCATTTTGTCAACTCACTATACACAGATGGAATGCCAACATCCATTGATTGAACATCGACAAGTATAGGATCCTCTCCTATGATCTTATTGAGGTACGGCCCGATCTTAAGCTCGCCGTTCCGGCCGTCCAGAAGTGCAAATTCAGCACGAAGAACATCACGGCACTTAGCACTGTTGAAGATTAGCGGCCCGCACCATACTTTTACGTTTTCACGATTGTCGAGGCCAGGCCAGAAGTCTTTCTCGTCGATCTCGCTGCCTTCTACGTAAGTCAATACACCGTCATCTTGACACCGAACTCGCGTGAATCTGGACGCCTGGGCGGGGTTTACGACGCGGATACCTACGGCATCTTTGTTTTCAATAGCGCACCTAGTCGCCATTGAGACCACAGCGGCGCTATCCATGATGTTGTCGCTCATCAAAAGCATAGTCTTTTCTTCGGTGACCTGGTCAAGTCCAACAAGCGCGGCATGTCCAGGCCCTAGTGGGTCTTCTTGAACAACGATCCGCACCCACGGAATATACGGCTTTAGCACTTTCTCAACGTCGCCTATGTTGTGCGGTGACACGACAACTGTGACTCTTAGTGCGCCGGCGGCAGAAGCGTACTCTGCTGCATAGACAAGTAATGGTATTCCGTTGATTTCAAGAAGTGGTTTGTAAAAAGGCTTAGCAACGCCTTCCATTCTTTGGCCTCGGCCTGCTGCAAGAATTACTGATTCCAATGCCAGTCCTGCTTTGCCCAGATAAACTTCCAACCAGCGTCTTGCGCCGGCACTTGGCCTTCAATTCGATCGTCAACATACACTCCATAAGGAGACAGCTTCTTAAGAATGTCAGCACGGGGTGTAGTTGCAATGCTCGATGCGATGAGGTTATTGGGATTAAGGCCAAGTTCAGAAAGAATAGTAATAGCTGTTTTTTGAGCGGCGCCTGTGACGTAGTAGACCTGACTTACTG